TTAGCCGTACAGGTGTGCTCTGTCGTTGATAACCAGCAGGCGCAGCAGGTCGGTCGTCAGTGCCAGTTTGCCGTTTTCGTCGCCATGCAGAAAGCCCTTGTTCACCAGCTTCTGCACGGTGTCTTTCGCCCACGCCGGGCATTCGGCAACGCTGTTGTATACTTTCTTTGCGCTTTCCGCTTTGCTGATCTCCTGCTTTGCGATTGCGCGGGTCTGTGCTTCCGTCATATCTTCAACCTCCTCTGTCAGCATGGTTTTGAATTTTTCCCACAGCTTAGGATTGCGTACCCACGGCTCTGGGCAATTCTTGTGCGTCACATCATAGTGACGGCACACGCGCGACACCGGAATATGGTACTTTGCCATCAACTCACGGGTCAGCTTTGCGGCACGCTTCATGGTTTCCTCAGGGATAACGTACACGCCATTCCGAATAACGCTGCACATCTCAATGCCGATGGAATTAGCGTTGCGGCAGTCGTTGTAGTAACTGCCGCCGCGTTCCCTGCCGCAATGCCATGCCGTGTCGCTGTCCTTTACGCTCTGCACGATTCTTTCCGTGTCCACGAAATAATGTGCGCTTGCGTTCAAACCGCCCTCACGCGCGAAATAATCCGCGTTATTCTGCGCCGTATCGCCATTGTTCGCGGTAAAGTGCAGGCAAATCCAGTTGATTGGGAACTCTCTGCCCTTGCGGTAGTTGCGGGGATTACACTGCTTAAATGGAATACTCATTTACTCACCCTTCTTTTTCGGTGCGGTGTAGGTCAGCGCCGTTTCGGAATCCGTAATGCCCGCCGTGGTGGGGTCGATAAACACACTCAGCACCGCAAGGCACATGGTGCAAAGCTGCACCGGATTAGACAGCACCGAAACAATACCGTTCCACACAGCCGCCCAGCTCGTAAACGTCTGCGGGTCAACACCAATCGCCGTGATAGCAACGGACGCAACGCCAACCCAAAACCACGGATTTTTCATTCGTACCGGAATATTAACTTTCATGTTCTAACTCCTCCAAATCCTCAATACGGTGGTTTGCCACTCTGATCCGCTCATCCAGCACGGAATACTCCTTTTCCAACTCGTACGTCCGGCTGATGAGGTTGTTGTGCTTCTCCACCTTCTTCTCCAGCTGCTCAATGCGGTAGTTGGTCAGGTTGCTCGACAGCGCAATACCGCCGAGCGTTCCCACGAGTGTACCAATCAGACTGATCGCCGCTGTGATAACTTCAGCGGACATACCTTAGCCCTCCTTGCCGTCCTTCGTACCGCCGAACTCAGCCGGTACCAGCTCGGGCATACCGCACTCATCAATCAGGATTTCCGTTACCTGCTTCTGGAGCTTCTTCGGCACCTGTTCAAACTCACACTTACCAAGAATTACACGCTGTGCAAATAACATTGCCATCATTAAAAACATCCTTTCAAAATGTTCTCGAATATTGTTGATTAACTTACGCATAAACGACTTCTGCCATTTCTGCAATACAGTCCTCGTAAAAAGACTGCTGATCGGTCAGCGCCGCGACCTGCTGCTTGAGCGTTGCGTTCTGCGCCGCCAGTTCTTCATTTTCTGCCACAAGGTCAGCCTTGGTTTTCTCGTTCGCCTTGGCTTCCCGCAGCAGATTGTCATAGTTGGCTGTTACCTCATCCAGCAGACCGGGCGTGTCCTCCACTTCGGTTGTGTACTCATCGTACACCCAACTGTTGTGACCGTCCTTGTCCGTTTCCTGCTTGGCATTCAGCGCCAGCCGCACCCATGCCCTGCCGGGCTTGTTTGGCATACTGCCTGCCGTAACCTCAGGCGGTTTGACATCTCCGTGCACTCTCAATTCGTACCACTCCTTTCAAATTTTGCACGCCCACTGGACGCACATATTTAACCATTATCGTTTTGCTGGCACACCATTTCAGCCGCCCAAGCCGACTAAGCAGAGCTTGTGCCATCTTTGCTGACACACGCTCCCGCTTTGCCGCTCGTCTAAACTGTCGCAGTGTCCGCAGCAGGCTGCGCTTACGCAGTACGACCGCGTTGCGACCAAACTTATACCCGACCGCATCAACCTTGCGCTTCCTGATCGGGTACACCTGCCAGTCATTCTTGAGCGTCAGACCGAGTGTTTGCAGGTGCTGTTCTGCCGCCTTGACAGCCTTGTGCAGTGCTCTTTTGGAGCGTCCAAAGATTGTCACATTGTCCATGTAACGCACTTCGCAGACAACGCCCTTGCACGCGCACAACGTGCGGTCAAGCGTTTCCAGATAGTAGTTTGCAAGCCACTGACAGATATAGTAGCCAATCGCTAAACCGTCAGCAATAATGCGTGTCACCAG